ACACTGGGTGGAGCACAGACGACCGGCATCACTACAGCGTGGGCTGGAAATGTTGTTTCCATTAATCCAGGGGAATGGACGCTCGGTGAGCGCGACGTAACATTGCTGGCAGACACTGGATTCACCCGAAATGACCCACACGATTTGGCTACTCCAAACGAGATTAGCGGCGTGGTTCGGTTCAGTCCATCTTTGGGACTGCCTCCAATCGACGGAACAGTCGCAACGGTGACCGTCACGCTCCCGCAGCTCAGCACGGCGACCAGCGGAGTAACACGCGGAACGATCACGGGCAAAGCGTTCTTTAGCCGTGTTGCGTTTCCTCAGTTGGCAAACAACGAAACGATGGATTGTGAGTTCACGCTGAAGATGACCGGCGAAACCCTATCACAGACACGAGAGACATGATGCAAATCAAATTGATTGACCACATCGGCGAAGCTCCTAACGGATCGCCAGTGGATCACGAGCAATGGATTGTTTTTTGCGATGACGTGCAAGTCGGATACTTGCCGAAATCGCCTGACGCATGGCTGCAGTGCATTGTGTCATTTAGCGAAACAACAAAGGCTGAATTGATTCAGGCTGTGAATGAAACAGCAGCGTTAAAAATCGGCGGCGTTGTTATGCCGGTTGATCCCGATCTCGAACCAAACGAGGATGAAGAGTAATGACACTAACGAGAGCGACGTTAGGAAAGTTGACGAAACGAGCAACAAAGGACATAGAAGTTTGCGGGCATAAGGTCAGGCTTCAGCGGCCGACACCGCTGGAGCACTCGCAATACCAGATGTCTTTGGTTGACAAGGATGGCAAGTGGAATGCGACAAACTTAAACGACGCAATCATGCTGCTGACTGCACGCATGTGGATTGACGAAGAAGGCGAGCGGCTGTTTAAGGATACCGAGACGAAACAACTCGGCTCAATTGATCTTGCGTTTTATCAGCAGTTGTCGGAGCAGTGTCAGACGTTTGCCATCGTTAGTGAGGCGTCGACAACGCTGGGGGAGTCCGACAAAACCACCGTCTTAGATTTGCCTGCCGAGTCTGCCTTGAGCTAGGAATAGACGATCCAGAGGCGTGGTTGGATTCGATATCGGATCGGGTGTTTGATGTGTGGTGGGCGTATTACCAGTGCGAGCCGTTTGGATCTCACTGGGAACAGGCAGCCTCGCTATCCGCAATGATTCACAGCAACACTGTGATGATGGCGGCAACACGAGGGGCAAAGGTTGAATCGCTGAGTGTGGTCGACTTCATGCCGGCCGATTCAATGAGGTGGCAGAAACGGACGAAGCTCAAATCGCGTGGTATTAAGCATCCACGGGCACAAACTGACATTCTCAAGCGGGCATTCGGTTTCTCATGACAACAATTACCGCACTCAATGTCCGTCTCGGGATGGACGTGTCGAACTTTAGCGAGGGGGCAAACCTTGCGAAGGGCGAGGTGACAAAAGTCGCCACGATCATGCGTCAGTCGGTGCCGCCTGCAGAAAAGTTCAAGCAGGAACTGGGACTGCTTAATCGTGCGTTTTCAGAGTCTGGGAAAAAATCGGTTGAGTATGCGAACGCGGTAGAGCATTTGAAGCGAAAGCATGAGCAGGCCGCACCGGCGATCAGAGACGTGACCAAGGCTTCAAAGGAAGCGGGGGTATCATCATCATCGGCAATCGCATCAATCAAAGGCATGGCGGCAGCCTACCTAAGTGTTCAGACGGTCGCAAAGTCGATCAACCTTGCGTCACAGGTCGAGGATGCCACGATCGCGTTCGAAGTCCTCACGGGCAGTGCAAAAGACGGCCAGTTACTGTTTGAGCAGATTCGCAAGTTTGCTGCTGAATCGCCGGTGACGTTTAGTAATGCAGCCGAAGCCACGAAAACAATGATGAGCTTTGGCGTTGCAGCTCAGGACGTGCAGAAAAATCTGCAGATGCTGTCCGACGTCACAGGCGGCAACAACGATCGATTTAAGATGCTGTCGCTGGCATTCTCGCAGACCACCGCTGCCGGTCGCCTGATGGGGCAAGACCTGCTTCAAATGATCAATGCCGGGTTTAACCCGTTGCAGCAGATCAGCAAGACCACCGGCGAAACGATGATTGAGCTAAAAAAGCGAATGGAGGACGGTGGGATATCATCACAGGAAGTTAGGCAAGCATTTGAGGACGCTACTTCAGCGGGTGGCATGTTTCATGGCATGACTGAGCGCCTGGCCGGGACGGTCAGCGGAAAGCTCAACATTGCACTCAGCGACCTTGAGCAAAAGGCTGCATCCGCGGGGCAAGCAATGGGGCCGCTGCTTATTCAATTGCTCGACACGTTTACAAGACTCAAGCCAATTCTGGATGCTGTCATCAACCTTGTCGACGGCATATCGCAGGGGCTTGGGTTTGCAATCGCAGTTGTGACGGACCTGATCAACAGCGTCACGAATTTCACGGTCGATACCACCGAAATGAACAAGTTTCTTGACTTGCTTGAGCAGCGAGAACGAGAAGCGGCATTCGAAAAAGAAAAGCGAACTCATGAAGAGTTTGAGCAAAAGAAAACTGTGGTGAATGAAGTTGCCATTGCAGAACGCAAAGCGGCGGAACAGTTAGCAGCAGCCAGAGCGAAGCACATCGAAGACCAAAAGAAGGCGATGGAAGACGCTCAAAAGCAGCAGCAAAAGAACATCGAGAAAGAAAATGCGGCTCGGCTAAAGGCTATCGAAGACGCAAAGAAGGCCCAAGAGCGAGCAGCACAGCAGGCAGAAGAGCAATTTCAGCGAGACATGGAAACGGCTCGCAAGGCTGCAATGGATTACTTCGCTCAACAGGAAGAAAAGAACAAGCAGCGACGAGCGGACGTTGCGGCCGGCCCGGGTGCTGGCATCGAGGTTGGATCGGCTGAAGCGGCCAAGTTCTCAGCAGATCAAATCAATCGTCAGATGAGCGTGGCGGCCGTGCCGGATCAACCTACGCCTGGCGAAGTGCAGATCGCGTGGAAAGCAGAACAGCTTTTTAAAGAGCAGCAGGCAGCAAACGCTTTGGCGACACGGCAGATTGCAATCATGGATAGCCTGCTACGAGAAACACGAGAAAACGGGTTTAGGAGAATTCGATAATGGCAGATCTCAGCGGCATCACGGCAGTCAGACCGGGAGCAAACACGCAGGTACGAATCGTTCAATACGGCGGCACGGTGTCCGCTGGACAGCCAGTTGTGCTTAGTTCTGGAAAGTATGTTGTTGCAGACGCAAACGCATCAGCAGCACTCGCGGCCGCTTCCGGGGTCGCGGTGACTCCGGGCGTTACAGATGGGTATGGAGTGGTTGCGTTTAGCGGTTCGATAATTCTTGTCGGCACAACGATGACAGTCGGAGAAACTTATCTTGTGTCCGACACGGCTGGAGGAATCATGCCGAACGCTGACAGATCGACGGGCGACTATGTGACGCGACTTGGCACGGCATCAACAGCAACTCAGCTCGATTTGTCTATTCAGGCAACAGGGGTGCAGGTTCCGTAATGGCAACAACACTGCGAGGCGAAAAAAACGAAGGCAAATCAAGCATTCGCTCTTCGGGAGGAATAGCAGTACTAGAGGAAGAGTACCATTTTCTTGTTGAGTGTGACTCGGTCAACACGCCAAGACTTGAGGTGCTGGCTACCGCTGGCCTACCGATCGTAAACGTTAGCACATCATCGAGCGGGTTTTGCATCTGCCGTGGACTTGACGCAACGCGAAGAGAAGACCAGCGCAAACTCTGGGACGTCACGGCAACATTCAGTTCCGAGGTGTCCGAGGGCCAGTCGTCTACGGCGTCATCAGGAACCAGCGTCAGCTCTAATCCGATCGAATGGGTGCCGATTTATGAAACCAAGTTTGAGCGATTGCAGGAGATCGTGACGACAGATCGAAGCGGTGCTCGCATTGCAAACAGTGCCGGGCAGCCGTTTGAGACTGGCGTTGTCCGATCGCGATTCATTCCAATTTGGGAGTTTTACCAGTTCGAGCCAGATACTGACACTGATGAAGAAGTTGTCGATCGCAACGAAGTCGTGAACAATGGCACGTTTAAAGGCAAGGCTGCCAAGACGCTGCTCTGCACTGTTCTGTCATCTGTGGTCGGATTCTATTATGGATCACGTAAACGATTGACGCGATACGCATTGCGATACAACGACCAAACGTGGAAGCATAAGCGGTTGGATGTTGGCACTGTCTATTTAGATGGCGGAAAGCATAAGCCGTATTTGGACGACAATAGCAACGTGATTCTTGGAGGTCTTAATGGGGCCGGAGCAAAGGTTGCTGTTGGAACTGCGCCAAGCGTGCTGGAGTTTGATATCTATGAAGCAGTTTCGTTCAGCAGTTTCCTGAGAGGCTGACATGCCAGATGAACGAACGTATGGATTCAACGCAGAAGATGCGAGATCATTGCTGCAATCAATCAGCACTGGGGAAACTACCTACACGGAGATTCGAGCACGCGGCTCAATGAGCCGCATTCAAGTCGTTCTTACGTCAGACCTGCCAGCAGCCGTAAACACCAAGCGAGATCCAAGCACAGCAACTGCACGAGTACTCCGCAGGAAAACGGATGGAGACCTCACGCTATCCACTGACTCGATAACCATCGTGAATCGCTTTACGCAAATCAGCGTTGACGCTGGCACATATGGCAAGGCTGAAATGATTGACGGCGAATGGCAGTTATACGCCGCTGATTGTCCGGGTGGTTCATGGTCGGAGAGTCTGTGATGCTTCTTGGATGCTGCCATTGTGGTGAAACGCCGCCGAGTAGTTCTGTTCCGCCAAGCGTGAGCCAAAGCCAGTCTGACAGTGGATCGAATCCACCACCAACGACTACTGGATGTGCCGAATGCACTGGGGGTGTCGCTCCTTTGCGGTACAAGCTGTCGGTGGCGACGACATCAACGAATCTTTGTGCGCAAAACTATACAGGCGACTACATACTGAATTTGTCTCAAAGCGGAGCAACGTGTTTTTGGAAAAGTTCAGAGTTGCCATTGATTCGCCTTGGATTGCCGGGCGACTGCTTAGAGCATTCTGGCTGCACAATTAACGGTTGGAGGTGGCAGGTATCTTTAGAAACGTGGGGCGGCAGCTTTAACCTACGAGCCACCGCATATCAGTGGAACGGAGGATCATGTGTTCAATACATGAACCTTACCGGAACGCAAGGCAGCTCTACAACAATTCGAAATTGCCTGGCTGGGGCTAGTCTGACGGGAACGATTGGAGGCGTGGCGATTACTGGAACTCTGGCGGTGGCACCATGAAACCATGCAAGTTCCGTAGGCGATCTGAAAAGCCAGATCATGTTTCCTGCATCTGCCCAAGTTTGATCCATTCCGGAAGTTTTCCGGCAGTTATCTGCGAATCATGCCCACTGGCGACAGTGGAGGAATCGCCGCGAATAGACTTTTTTCAGCAAACGCAAAACCTGCTGCTCATTCATCAAAACTCTGGCCAGTACCGCCCGCAGCCTAAGCCCTGCGGCGGATGCGACGAAACGAAACACCGAGCACCGGAAGAGCCGGCGATGCAATTCGTTTGGCCGTATTGGGACGGTGGGGCACAGGCCGATGAGCTTCGTTGGTCCATACGATCAGTCGAAACGTTCTTCCAGGGCAAAGCAAAGATCACAATCATCGGTGATCGTCCGGAATGGTATCACGGGCACGTTATCATCAAAAAGAGAGTCCCGCACACGAAGCCGAATCGGGCGTTTCGCGACATGCTTGGCAAGGTGTTTTACATCGCCACACACGCCGAAATTGATTCCGAGTGCGTCTGGATGATGGATGACATCTATTTCCTCAAGCCATTCACATTAGACGACATCAAGACACCTCGTGCAGAGCCGTGGCGACCGGACGAGAGCAACAGTTGGCAGAAGCGTAAAACGGCGTCGATGGAAGCACTGGCGGCCCGTGGATTAACTCAACACGACTACGCAACGCATCTACCGCACTGGCTGGAAAAAGACAAACTGCGGGCGATGTTCGATGACTTCAATCTGCATGAAAATACCATGCTCTGGGAAGTGCTATACGGCAATGTTTACCGAGGCACCCCGCAACGCACGCGGCCATTCTTTGCACGGTTTCAGCATCAAGCAGACAAAGAAACATACCAGCGACTGACAGCGAACACGACCGTCATCAATAACACCGAGCCAGCGTGGTGCGATGGCCTTCATGATTTCTTGGCAGATCTGCTGCCGACGCCTTCAAGTGTTGAGGCTGAGCATGAGGCATCAAAGCCGGTTTACATCATCACAAAGAAGGGGCCTAGAACCGTGAAGCGTAGACCACTGGAAACGCACAGAGACTACATCGAAAAGCAGGCCCAATGATTCCTCACATCATGAT